GGGGTCAAGCAGCTCAATTCCATCCGGCAGCTAAATACGCCGTTTGTGGCCGCTGAATCCTTCCCGATGATCGAGTACTTGGACGGGGTACGCGAGGCCCGCACGGGCGTGACCCGGTACAACCAGGGCATGGACAGCAATTCGCTGAACAAGACCGCCACGGGCATGAACATCATATCGGGCAACAGCCAGCAGCGGCAGGAGCTGGTCGCAAGGCAGTTCGGCGAGTTCCTGAAGGACATTTTCGAGAAGGTTCTGGCGCTCGTTTCGCAGCACGCCGACCCCGAGGAAGTCCAGCGGCTGACGAACCAGCCCTTTGTCCCGTGGCCGGCGCAATATGATGCAACCGTGAGCGTTGGGCTGGGCACGAACAACAAGGACCAGCAGGTCGCGCATCTGACCAACCTGTTGCAGATCGATCAGTCGATTATCCAGCTTCAGCAGGGCTTGAACGGCCCGCTCCTGACCGCCGCGAACGTCTATGAGAAGCTGAAAGACTACGTGCAGGCGATGGGGATCAAGAACAACCGTTATTACACGGACCCTGCGCAGGCCGAGCAGCAAGGACAGCCCCAGCAAGCCGAGGAACCCGCCGGTCCATCGCCGGATGCTGAACTGAAGGCCCAAACGGACATCGCGAAGGCCAAGATCAACCAGGAAACCGAGCTGACGAAGGAAGAAATGCGTCAGCAGCCGCCCGTGGTGGTTCCGATTAGCGGGTTCGGAGCGTGAGCAACGCCGAGGCCCGCGCATCCCATGCCAAGCGGCTTCTGGATGACCCTGTATTGCAGGAAGCGCTCCAGAAGGTCCGCGACGAAGCGTTGAAGGCTTGGGAAACCACTGCGGCCCGCGACACTGAAGGCCGCGAATGGGCCTGGCTGACGGTCAAGAACGTCGATCGCATCAAGGTCGCGCTCGAGAGCATGGTTGATGACGGCAAGATCGCAGCCGCCCGTGTTCAGGCGCCCCGACGCTAAGTTTCCCGCGCTTAGGCGCAACAACCCAAGGAAAATCCCCGATGACTGATACGGCGACCCCGCTTGCGGGACCCGTTGACGCGCCCGCGTCGATCGAAAGCGTCACTGCTGAGTTCGAAGCGGGAGGTGAAGCCCCTGCCGAAGCCGTCGATACGGTGGTGCAGGAACTGGTCAATGAAGCCGAAGGAAAAGGCGAACCCTCGCAAGAGGAACCCACGACCGAGGATGATGCGACCGACCCCGCCGAGACCCCTGAAGAAGGGGAAGTCGAGGCCGAGGAACCCGAGGAAGCGCAACCCGACGAGCAAAGCTACACCGTCAAGGTGAATGGTGAGGAGCGGACTGTTCCGCTCTCAGAACTGCTCAACGGCTACAGCAGGACCGAGGACTACAAGGCCAAGACGGCGGAAGTGGCCGAGCAAAGGCGCAATCTGGAGGCCAAGGCCACCACGATCGAAGCCGATGTGAAGGCCCACTACGCGAACCAGCTTGAGGAAGCTACCAACGCCTTCGCCGAGTTCGATCCCGTGCTGCAAGAGGCACGCAAGATCGACTGGAACGCCCTGAAGGCCACCGACCCCGCCGCGTTCGTGCAGGCGCAGGATGCCGTCCAAGCACGGCTCCAGCAGCTTGACGCGATGAAGGCGAAGGTCGCGACGGCCCGAGAGGAATCCCAGCAGCAACTCACCCAACGGGAGCAGCAGGAGCGCGAAACGCGCTTCAACACGGCTGCCGAGAAGATCGTCGAGGCCATGCCCGAACTAGCCGACGAGGCGAAGTTCGCGGATTTTGCGTCCACGGCGATTGCTCACCTGAAGGCGGAAGGTTTCGAGCCTGCGGAGATTGCGGAGAGCCTGGACCACCGGGTTCTCAAGATCGCAGACGACGCAAGGCGCTGGCGTGCCCATGTGGCCGCCCAGGCACAGCTTCCTCAGAAGAAAATCGTCCCGAAGTCGGCGGTCAAGCCGCTCACCACGGACGGCGCTGGTTCGCGTGCATCAGCCCCCCGGTTCAACCCGAACGCACCACGCGATCGGAAGGCGGACTGGGTCGTGAACCAACTCCTTTCCGAGGAATAAGGCTATGGCCGTCCCTACCAACACGTTTCTGACGTTCTCCGCTATCGGCAACCGCGAGGATCTTCTCGACAAGATCACCAACATCTCGCCGACCGATGTTCCCTTCCAGACGATGGCCGACACGACCACGGCGGAAGGTACTTTCCACGAATGGCAGACGCAGGCGCTCGCCGCTGCTGCCGCCAACGCGCAGCTGCAGGGTGACGACGTTACCTTTGCCGCTGCCACGCCGACCGCCCGTGTCGGCAACCGCACGCAGATCTCCCGCAAGGAAGTCATCGTGTCGGGCACGCAGGATGCGGTCAACAAGGCCGGCCGCAACCGTGAGATCGTCTACCAGATGAGCCTCAAGCGTGACGAGCTGAAGCGCGACAAGGAGTTCGTTCTCCTGTCGAACCAGGCTCCCGTTACGGGCAACTCGTCCACCGCGCCGCAGCTTCGGCCGCTGTGTGGCTGGATCACCACCAACGACTCCCGTGGCGCGGGCGGTGCCGATGGCACTTCGTCGGCGGCGGCTACTGACGGCACCCAGCGCGCGCTCACGCTCGCGATGGTCACGACCGCGCAGCAGTCGGCTTGGACGCAGGGCGGCAAGCCAGGCTACATCCTGTGTGGACCTGTCCAGCGGGGCAACCTCACCACCGTCATGGGCGGCGCGGCGACCAAGTACTACGCGGTTGAGGACAAGAAGATGACGGCGACGATCCAGGCGTTCGAAGGCGACTTCGGTCTGGTCAAGATCGTGACCGATCGCTTCGTTCGCGGCGGCCAGACTTCGGCGGACAGGGAGATTTTCCTGCTCGATCCGGATCTGGTGGCGGTGTCCTACCTCAAGGGCCGCAAGATGGTCACTGAGGATTTGGCGAAGACGGGTGACAACGAAAAGGGCTTTGTTTTGACAGAATACACCCTCGAGGTACGCCAAGAAGCAGGCCTCGCCGCAGTGTTCGACCTTACTTAAACGCTGCACTTGACTAAGGATATAGGCGCGTCCATGCTCCCATCCGAAAGGAGCGGAGTATGGCGCGCTTATGTTCGGTTGCTGGATGCGGAGAGCCGCACAACTGCAAGGGTTACTGCCGGAAGCACTATCAGCGGGTGAAGAAGTACGGGCACCCTCGAGGAGGCCCAACGACACACGCGCCGCCTGAGGTGAAGTTCTGGCGCTACGTCGAAAAGCGCGGCCCCGATGAGTGCTGGCCGTGGACCGGGAAGCGCCAGCGCCAAGGCTACGGGCGGATTGGCGTCGGTGCAGACAAGCAAATCGGCGCGCATCGTTTAAGTTATTTCATCGCAACAGGCGAAGAACCGCCCGTTGTCATGCACACTTGCGATAATCCGTGGTGTGTAAACCCCGCCCACTTGAGGGGTGGCACGAGGGCAGAGAATACTGCCGATATGCACTTTAAGGGCCGGGCCAGATGGCAGCGCGCCCACGGCGAAAACCATCACTGCGCCAAGCTCACCGAAGCGGCCGTGCGCGACATCAAATCTCGACCCGACGAGAAGCCCGGCAAACTCGGGGCGGAATACGGGGTCAAGCCGATTGTCATCTGGCGCATCCGCACTGGTCGGACCTGGAAGCACATCACTTAACCGGAGGGCCTAGCCCCTCCCAAGGCGGAGGCGGCACATGCGAGCTGGGTTATCCCTGCGCCTCGGCGTTCACCTATCGCCTCAGCCGGCAAAGACCGGCGCAGTTACAACTCCCCCTGCAAACACCGTTGCGCCTGCTGTTACCGGCACCGCCGAGGTGGGCGAGACCCTCACAACCACCAACGGAACCTGGAGCGGGACCCCCACCAGCTACGCATACCAATGGCAGCGGGACAATGGCGGCGGCTATGGCGCGATTAGCGGGGCCACCAGCAGCACCTATCTGATTGACGCAGGCGATGTCGGCTACACGATCCGCTGCCGTGTTTCGGCGGCGAATGCGGGCGGCTCGACTGCTGCCAACTCCAACGCCACGGCTACTGTCCCCGATGATGCCGCCACAATCGACCCGCCCGAACTTACGCTCACGTCAGGCACGGACGATCCGCCCGTTGTCACCCGCGAGATCCCTGCCAATGCCGGCGAGGGCGACTACATCCAGCGTCGGATTGATACTGCGGACACTTACGACACCGTTGATCTACTGGAAGAAGAGCGCGTCCTCGTTTGGGACGGAACGGACTTCATCATAAGCGACACCGTCACCCTCCTGGCCTCACCGTTTACCATCCAGAACGGGCTGGACACCGGTACACCGTACTTCATGAGCGAGCGCTTTCGCCGCGATCTTGGCGACGATGACCTGTATTCCGACTGGTCGGACGACGTAACGTTCACCCTCGCAGCGTCCGCCGTAAATGAGAACGTGCTGCTGATCGCGGGCGACAGCATCTCGGATTACTCGGGCGGCTATCAGGATATGTTTGAGGCGGAGTTCCCCGCCTACACGGTACTGGACTACGCCACGGGCGGTTGGGCACTAGCCAACCTTGAGACCGACCTTCCGAACGCCTTGGCCGAAGTGCCCGAGGTTACGTTCATCTTCATTGGCGCGAATGATCAAGGGGGCCACATCGGGGCGGGTGTTCCCGACTATTACGACAGGCTGGTGGCATATGCCGCCGCGCATAAGGCGCAGGGAACCAAGGTCGTGGTGGCGACGGTACTGCCGCAAGGCTCCGGCTATCCGGGCTATACCGACACCAACACCGCGCGGGCCGCGCTGAACCCTTTGATAAAGGCGGGGGCCGGAACGGATTTCGATTACGTCTGCGATTGGGACGCCTCTCCTATGGGGCAGGATTCCGACGCCAACGATGCAGCCAAGTATCCCGACGACTTGCACCCCTCGGTTCCGGTCGGCCAAAACCTGCTTTACCCGAATATGCGCGGCGCGACCCTCGCGGCCTTTGGTGTGGCACACGATGTTGCGCAGTTCACGTTCGCGGATGAGGCATCCGCAACCGCCTCGACCGTTACCGAGAGCAACGCGATCACCATCCAGGGCCTCGCCTACGGTGAAACCAAGGCGTACTCGGTGTCCTCGGGCCATCAGGTCCGCAAGCGCACTGGCATCGCTGGTTCGTGGGGCTCGTGGACGACTGACGGCTCTGGCACAGTCACGGTCGGCGACGGCCTGCAAGTGCGCGCCACGTCCTCGGGGACGCCTGACGCCCACGTCGATGTCGTCCTGACGGTTGGCGGTATCAGCGACACGTTCAGGATTACGACCGAGCCCGCTGTTGGCAATACAATGGTGATGAACTCGGCGGACAAGGCCGCTTCGCTTACACTAAGCGGTGGCGACCTGACGGTATCGCAGGCGACTGATCCGCAGGTTGTGCGCATGGTGCGTTCGACGATCCCCTTCACCGGCAAGCGCTACGCCGAACTGACCGTCAACAGCCTGCTTGGCGTGTTCAGCCCCATGATGGGCGTCTGCAACCTGGCCGCCTCGCTGACTGGCTCCGACCAGAACAACATCCCCGGCAATGGCAACACCAACGGCGGCGGGTCCATTTCCAGCGGCGGCATCTACCCGAGCGGAACCTACGCCGCCCACGGCGGCCTCGCGCCCGGTGACGTGCTGATGCTCGCCGTTGACGAGCCCAACGACCTGATCTGGATGGGCAAGAACGGCACATGGGCGACGACCACAAACCCGGCCACCGGAACCAACGGCCAGTCGGTCGGGGCGCTCGCGGAATACTACCTGTGGGTAGCCCTCGCTCGGGCAGACAACGTAACGGTCAACACAGGCGGCTCGGCCTTCGCCTACACCCCGCCCTCCGGCTTCACGGCAATGCCATGAGGTACACCATGCGCAAACTCATCCTTGCCATCCTCGCGCTGCTGGCCGCCCCCGCTGCCGCGCAGACCGTGCCACCCGGCCAGTGGAGCGTGGGCGAGCAGCCGATAGCCTACCCGGTTATCGGCTCGGACAACATTTACGTCGATGGCTCGTGCAACGTCGCCGAATGTGGCGTGCCCGACTTTTTCGCTTTGCAACCCGCGAACATTCCCTCGACCATTACTGACCAGGTCGTGCCGGGGGGGTTCACTACTGGTGACGACGAAGGCAAGTGGCGCGGAACTTTGTTTGGCAGCCACGTCCTCGCGGACGATCCGCTGCGTAATCATTGCGATCGCGGCGCGTCCCATCTCCACGAGTTCCTCGGGTCGAAGGACGCTGGCGCCTGCTCCACTTTCCAACAGCTGCGGGAAGACTGCATAGCGAAGCGTGCCGCGGACATCGTTTCTACGACCAGCCCCGGCGACGATGTGAATTGCACACCGTACTGGCACCCGGCCCTGATTGATGAAGACCCGCTCGGCGATGGAGTGGACCGCATCAAGAAGGTCTACGCGGTGCCGCTGTATTATCAGATCGCGCTCGCGGACCCCGATGTGGCCGCAACTTACATAGATTTCCCCCTCGGCTTTGGTTACGTCAACGGCAACAACATGGACGACCCGTTCATGTTGAAGCTCAAGGGCAAGATTGCCGAAGCCAACGCGGCCAATGCGGCGGCTGGCGGCGGGGGAAGCACCTACTACTACAACGGAAACGGGTCCGGCGACTGGTCCTGCACCGAGCCTGACGGCACCCCCCGCGACGGTCCCGAAGACAGCACTGATGACCTGACCTGCGAGGCGGGGGACCTCCTGATCGCCTCGATGAACGGGGCGCAGTGCGCCGATGGCGTGAACCTTACCTCTCCGTCTGGTTACGACCACGTCCTCCCGGCGATCCAGGTTTCGGCCATCAACGGAACGCGCAGCGACGTGTGCCCGATCAACTGGTGGCACATCGCGATCCTGACCAACAAGCCGCAATGGGTGCTGCACAGCGCCATCAGCGCGGCGGTCCCCGGCGACAGTCCATACCTCTCGTCAGACGCGATGTTTCAGGCCAACGCCCGCGCACAAGCCGGGCTTCCCGGTGCTCCCGGTGATGCCGCCAGCTTCGTTTGCAAGCCGGGGTGCAGCCGCCACTTCGATTACGGCCCGATTGCGTGGGACAAGAAGTTCCTGCGCCGCCTGTTTCGCAAGTGCCTCGGCATCCCGTGGACCGACACCAGCGAAACCGGCCTCGATGCCGACCAGACGCCTTATATCACGGCCTGCATCGACCCGACTATCTCGACCACGGGAGGCGGTGGGACCGCAACCCAGTTGCAGATTAGCCATCAGGTCCGCTTTCCCGACGTGAACGGGGACACCATCGACGAATACTACCCGACGCCAGCGCCGCTCGGTCACATGGGGCCGCACACGATGGAGGGCCAGTGACACGCTGGCCCACGCTAGCGTCTCGCCTAACCTATCCGAGAGGCGTGAACATCGTACCAGGTCTGCACCGCAGGCATGAAGCGCGATTGCAAGCGTTCGGACACTCGTTCGGCGCCAACCAGCTTGCTCACCCGACGCGTCAAACCGCTAGCGAGCGCGGTGTAACGAAGGGTCGCGCAGCGAGCGGCCATTTCGTCGGCCGTCAGCCAATCGGCGTCCAGGTCGCCTCCGAACGGGCCGCTCTGACCGAGTTCGTAGCGATGCAGGATTGAGACGCCTTCACGGCTTGGGTTGGGAGCAAGTAAGCCGCCCACAGCGCCCTGATCGACCAGCGCGAAGCGGACGAAGCCCATTTGCCGGCAGGCATCCAGCGCCTGGCGGTACTCTTTGAGGTTCAGCTCGAACGAGAGGTAGTCAGTTGCGACCCTGCCTTTAGCGATTTGCTGGAGGCACATCAGGTCATGGCCCTCGATGTCGATCTTAACGAAACGCGCTGGTCCGTATTCGGCAAGGATCTGATCGGCGGTCGTGAAGGGCACGGGCACAGTTCTAAATGCCACGCCTTTCTGGCGCATCTGCATCTTCACGAAGGCCTGCGAGGCGGTGCTCAAGCGGTTCTGTTCGTCGCAAACGTAGAACTCGAACACACCTTCAGTGTCGCCAACTGCCTTATTCAAGACGACCAGGTCGCCCTCAGCTATTTCTTGCGGGAATTGCTGACGAGCCTGCTCGCAAAGCACCGGATCGGCTTCGATTGCTACGACGCGAAAGCCCTTGCGCAGGTAAACTTCGGAGTCGTCAGCAATGTGCATTCCGAAGTCATAGATAAGCGGCTTGGTCATTGGCGCTTGCTGCCATCCCCGGCAGCAGAAGTCACCCGCTTTAAGCAAGGCCGGCCCGAGATGGGTCAACGGAGGTTAGCATGGTCTGGACCGTCCGCCCCCGTCCCGAACAAGTCACTCCGGTGGGGCAACCCACTCCAGCGCCGTACATCCCAAAGGCAAAAATGGGCGCACCCGAAGGCGTCGCCACCCTGGATGCCGAGCGGAAGATCCCGCGCGAGCAGCTCCGCATGGCGCCAGAAACGGCAGCGCGACTGGCTGTGATCGACCAGCGTCTTGGCGGCGTGACAGGTGTGCAACCCGGCACCGGCCTGAAGTGCATCGGGGGTGAATTTCGGCTCGCTATCGACCAACTTCCGAAAGGATAGGACATGGCGCTTGCAGGTTCCGACTACTTCCTGATTAACCGCGCCGGGGCGCACTACAAACTGCTCGCCAGCGATGTTCTTGCGTATGTCGAGGGTCAGATCGGCACCACGCAGTTTGAGGTCGCCAACATTACCGCCCGGAACGCGCTGGCGAACGTCAGCATCGGGGACCGGGTGTTCGTGGTGGACGCGACGGGGGACGCCACGGTCGCCTCGGGATGGGCAATCTACGTAAACCGTGGGGCCTCAACCTGGACCAAGATGGCCGAGCAGGAAGGGCTCGACGTTGTGGTTGGTGGTGCCAACCTTGGTTACACGGCCTCCGCTACACAGGGCGTCGTTACATCCAGCTCCGGCTCTAGCGCCACTCTCCCCGCTGGCACCGGCACCAACGCAGGGCTGCTTGTCCCCGCCCAATTCAACAAGCTCGGGTTCCTGACTGTCACCGGAGCAACCGACCTCGACGCCATACGGACTGCTAGCCATGCGGCGGTCACGCTGTCAGGTTCGGCAACCACGAACCCGCTCACCCTTTCAGGGCAAATCCTCGGCTTCAACATTGCGAACCTGACCACGGCGCCCTGAGCATGGCTGTGGCGGCAACCGACAACCTCCTGATCGAGCGGGGCGGGACGCATTACAAAGCCCCCGTTAGTGCCCTCCAGGCCCTCGACAGGGCCAGTCCGATCTTCACCGGGGTCACGTTCTACCAGCAGCCAACCCCGACCGCGTTGAGCGCCACCGCCACGCTGACTATCGGCCAACTGCTCACGCTGATCCTCACCGTCAGCGGGACCGCCGCCAAGACGCTTACCTTGCCTACCGGGGCACTGACCGACGCGGGCATTCTAGGGGGCACATTGCCCGCCAATGAAGGCTTCGAGTGGTACGTCATCAACACGGGGACCAGCACGGGCGCTGTCACGATGGCCGGGGGCACGGGCCATACCTACGTCGGCGCCACTGGCGTCCCCATCGGCACCTCGGCGCGGTTCCTGACCGTCAAAACCGCCACCAACACATTCACAACCTACCGCATCGGATAGAGCTATGCCCGACAAGATCGGCGAACATTACGACGCCAACGGCATCAAAGAGACCTGGTGGGGCGATGCCGATGGCAACGTGACCATCCAGCGCTCTGATGACGCGCAGGCGGCCCTTGACGGGGTAGCGAAGGCCAATCTCGACGGCCTCCCGACAATTGACGGGCTGGGCAAGCCTGTGGCTGAGGTCCCGCTTGTTGCGGCGATGGCATGGGCTGAACAGCGCGGCATTCCGTGGGAGAAGCTGCTCTACAGCAACGAGTACGACACCGAGTTCAAGCGCTTCATCCAGGAGCACCAGCGCCTCAAGTATAACGCGCTCAAGACGGTGCATTCGGTCCAGTGAGCCTCGACAGCTATTCCGGCCTCGTTAGCGCGGTAGGCGACTGGTTCGACCGGGACGACCTCACTGCGCGCGTGCCCGATTTCATTCGGCTGACCGAGGTGCGCCTGAACCGCATTCTCGAAGACCCCGATATGGAGGTGGCGATCGATACCGTGGCCGCCGGGGCCTATACTGCGTTGCCTGCCGACTTCGGTTCGATGGTCAGCGTCACAACCGGCCAAGGCGCGCTTGCAGCGATGGGCGCGGCGGACTTTGCGGGCATAGACAGCAGCGTAAGCGGCATCCCGCGTTATTATACTATCGTTGAGGGCTCGATCACCTTCGCGCCGGCCAACGCGACAGCCTCGATCCACATGGTCTATCGGCGCTCAATCCCGCCGCTGACCGCCGATGATGACACGAACTGGCTGCTTGAACGGGCGCCTGACGTGTATCTCTACGGCGCGCTTGTTCAGGCTTCGGCCTTCCTTTCTGAAGATGACCGCCTGCCGCTGTGGAAAGGCGCATTCGACGAAGCGATCAACGAGCTGCGCACCGATGGAGCGAAGCGCAAATGGGGGGCGGGACCGCTGGCGCCCCGTATTCGCCGGACGTGAAGATCGTCGCGGGCGATTTCCTGCCCGATTTGCCAGATCACGGCTCGCCGGGGCTGTCTGAAGCGGTCAACGTCTATCCGGGCGCGGCCGGTTATCGCCCGGTTGGGCAATTCTACGCCCACACGGACGCCTTGCCGTCTGTCTGCAAGGGCGCCGCAGCCTTCATCGCCCCGAGCGGGCGGGTTGTGCTAATCGCAGGGACCGCAACAAAGCTCTACGTGCAGGACGGCACAACCTGGACCGAGATCGGCACCGGGTACACCATGCCGAGCGGGGGGCGGTGGCGGTTCGTTCAGTTCGGCGAGATCGCCATTGTCTCGAACCATAACGACCCGCCCGTCAAAGTGAACCTTGAGACAGATGCGGTTGCAAATCTCGGGGGAAGTCCCCCGGATATGCAGGCGCTGGCGGTAGTCGGCAACTTCGTGGTCGGCTCGCAGCTCGACGGGGTGGTCAACCGCATCGGGTGGTCGGGAGAGAATAACGCGGAATGGTGGACGTTCGCCCAGCGCAAGTCTGACTTCAACGACTTTCCGGATGGCGGTGAGGTCACAGGCATCATTGGCGGCGACGTGGGGCTGGTGCTCCAGCGCAGTGCCGTTCGTCGCATGGCGTATGTCGGGGGGAACGTGCTGTTCCGCTTCGACAAGATCAGCGCGAACAAGGGCTGCGCCTCGGTGCATACCGTCGCCCAATATGGCGAACTCGCATTTTGGTATTCCGAGACGGGCTTCCAGATGTGGGACGGGGCGCAGATCAAGCCGATCGGCCAAGGCAAGGTCGATGAGGCGTTCGCCGGGCTCTACGAAATCGTGAACCTCGACTTGGTGAGCACGGCTCTGGACGCCCAGCGTTCCACCGTTGCCTGGTCCACCGGCTATCGGATGTGGCTCTACAACTGGCTGCTCGACAAGTGGACGATCATTGACCACGCGGCGGAGATTGTCACGCAGCGGGCCACGCGGGCACCTTCGCTTGAGGAGCAGGACGCGGCGGTCGGCTCTCCCGATGACGACGTTGACGAGCCCGGCCTGGATAGTTTCGACGCAGCCCGGTTCCGTGCCGGCGACCCGGTGTTCTACGTCTTCAGCGACGGCGTGATGGGAACCTTCAACGGCACCAACATGGAAGCCCGGTTCACCGACCGTAACAGGGAACTGATTGAAGGGCGGGATTCGCGGGTTCGCCGCCTTCGGTTGCTGAGTGATGCGACAGGCGGGATTACCGCCAGTTTCCTGACCCGTCAGCGCCTTGGCGATGCGGCACGGCGCCGGGACTTTACCACCCTTCAGGCCAGCGGGGAGATGCCCGTTCGCAACCGTGGGAGATACGTCAAGTCGAGGCTGACAATCGCGGCCGACGAGGAATGGACATATTACCAGGGGATCGACGCCACGCTTGAGGCAGGCGGCCGGCGATGAGCGAAATTTTCACGTACATCTGTAGCAAGACGACCGCAGACCCGTACATTCCCCCCGCCAGCGCCAACATGGACCGCTTCTCGCGCGACGTGTCGGACGCCTTCGTCGCATTGTCGGGCGGACATAACGTAGTCGGAAGGTTGGCGTTCTTCCCGCTCCAGCGCAGCGTTCCCTCCCATCTGCTGTGTGACGGGCGCGAGGTCCCCAAGATCGAATACCCGGAGCTTTACGGGTTCCTTGGCGATACGCAGGGGACGCCTGCTGATGCCGACAACTTCGTTCTGCCCGACTTCATCGGGGCCGCCGCCTTCGCGCCTGCTCCCGCCGCCGAAGTCGAGACGCAAGTGGGCGGCGAGGTGCAGAACGACGTGCCGCCGACAATCCCATCCACCCCGCAGGAGTGGTGGTACGATTACTATACGCGCGGTGAGAGCGGCGGGCGGATGCCGCCCTACTGATGCTGAACTTTGGCTTTGTCGCCCCGCCTTATGATGACCGGGTGTGGGTGGCGGCTTTCGGGCTGCTCGACAAGACGGTTCAGCGCGGCGGGCTCGACTGGATTTGGGTTTCCGAATGTCTCGCGGATGGACGTGCGCAACTCTGGCTGACCACTCAGGACGGGCGACCGATTACTGCGAGTGTTTCCCGAATGGACGGCGACACTTTTGAGGTGTGGCTTGCTGGTGGCGCGGTGCTCAGCGGCTCAATCCCCTTCCTCGAGACAGCGATTAAAGCCGCCAAAGAGGCGGGGGCAAAACGTGGAAAAATCACAGGACGCAAGGGCTGGGCGCGCGTGCTGCAGCAGCACGGTTGGCGGCAGCATGGCGAAGACTTGGTGAAGGACTTCTGACAATGGCGCTAAAGAAGAAAACGACCAAGCAGGAGAATACGCCCTGGGGGCCGTCGCAGAAATACATTCTGGGCAACCTCCAGCAGCAAGAGGACGTGTTCAAGTCCACGCAGCCTCAACTTGAGGCGTTTGCGGGCCAGCAGCGGGACACCTACGGGCGTCTCGCTCCGGGCGCGGAGCAGGGTATCGTGGGCGCACCCC